CGTGCATTGCACACGCCTCGAATGTCGGCCACATTTAAGTGAGGGAAAACAAACAGAACCTCACACTCCAAAGAGCTATGGAGACACACAGGGGAGATTCCCCCATATGTTCTACTAGGCGGATGTACAATAATTTCTTCTTTAATTATACACCATACATATAGAGAAAACCTCTAAATAATTTAAATAAATTCTTTTCACAGTAAATAGCAACTGTATTATTCTTAATAAACGATTGCGTTTTATATTAAAACGCACAAAACTACGTATATTTCGCTAAAGGAGCACCTATTTGAAATCCATATAAGAAATCATCTCCAGCACCAATACCAACAAGACTCGAAAGTCCAAAACCACCTATACTAGCAATTACACCACCTTGATTAACAAAAGTACCTGAAGTATTACCAGCAGCCAACTGAGTTAAACGACAATTATATATGCACATATTTGGTACAACAACATCCAAAGGTGTTTGACCTGAATTAATTGTATAGGCACTATAATAAAACCAATAATCAGGATTTCCAGTAGGACTATAAGTTGTAACAGTCCCAAATAAATTAGGAACTGTAGTTTGTAAATAATTAAGATACACATGCCAGCCCGCAGCCGGTGTGCCACTTGTTCCATTATAGCCAACCAATCGGACTCCACCTCTATAATATCGAAACACTTGCATCCATTCAAATAAAAAATTGTTCATAGAAAAACCCTCTGTTCCGTCATATTTAGGAGCTGAACCATAATTGAAACTCACTCCTTGATAGTTGGGAGCGGATGAACTAGGTGTAAAAGCAATAAGAGGAGTCACCATATTAGCCAATTGACGAATACCAGTCACTTCCATGGGAAAATGAGTCCTTACAGCAACATGTCCCATTTGTTTTCCTCCTAAGACAGGATACTCTGTTTCCATCAAACACTTGAAACTAGCTGAAGGAAACTCACACTCAACGAATTGTTCAAAATCTCCTACTTGCGCTATGAATTGCACACCAGTGTTAACATTCGGAACAGCCAATTGAAAATCAGAAGCTGCAGAAACAAAAATTTGATAATAAATAGGCGCAACAGAAGCCGCACCTGCTGTCAACTCATTAATAACCATCAATCCCCAATAACCATTAGCATTCAATCCCGAATCTATATTAAAACCTGTACCAACATTCAACCATTCAGTCATTTGCATAAATGGTATAGTAAAACTAACTTCCTTTTCAGAATCTATATCAATGACCATATTTAAGCAATCGTTGGTTTGCAATTCAGTCGGATTAGGAAAAACATTCGAATCCCCAGAAACATATGGTACGTAAAACATCCTAACTCTCATTGAATGAAATTTTGATGCAATAAAAGCAATATGAAATCTAACTCCACCTCTCCAGACATCAGCATAACGAGATGCAAAAGCTACCGGAGAAGCTACAAAAGAACTAGGATTAACACTAGTGACGTAGTCACTATAAACAAACATCATGGGACTAACCCATTGGGAATAAAGTATACTACCTGCTAAATCAGCGACTGTAATAGTCCCAGCATACATCATAAAAGGACGACTCATAAAATGTAATAAATCAAGCCCCTTTTCTGTATCATTGACTAAACCAAAATGTTTTTCAACTTCTCCATCAGGAAAAGCATTCATCAAAGTCGTATTAGGAACATCCTCCGAAGTATTCCAACGAGGCATACGTATTTGCATAGGATGTATATGTAACAAATTAGGAGGTACACTAAGACCTATATAAGAAAATATATTAGACCCAGCTCTCAAAATACTAGTTGCAGTACTAGCATAACTACCAATCATAGGAAGACGAGTAAAAATTTCTGTAAACTCGCTCAACTTACGAGCGGCCCTAGATATTATTTTCCGATCATCATTGCGATCAAATTTTTCACCAACTTGTGCGGTATAATCATTTGCAAAACCATAACCTGCAACACGTGGAAGAACCATACGTGCAAAAATAGTAACATTAACACTAGAAGCTGTCCCATTAACTGAACTCAAAGGCACAGAAACATACGGAAACAAAGTAAATAAATCAACATTATTCATACCAACATTAATATAATTTTTAAAATGGGTATAAGGGATAGTGAATTTAGTAACTTGTTGACTATTAGCACTAACTTGATACCACTGATTACCCCATGCATTTTGATAATTCTTAAAAGTATTATTCAAGACCTGAGCTTGGGGAATCCAACAAAACATAATCCTACCATAATGCATAGGAGTCCCATTAACTCTCACCGAAATTTCAAATTCAGGCCTAAAAAATACAATTTGGGCCAACTTAGAAACCACTGCCGGAATAGCAAAGAATGCGTCAGGAAATATAACAGCTGTAAAAGCTGTACCTATAACTTGAGACGCAGTCCACGTCAAAGACGCAACCTGGTAAGGTCTACTCAAAAACATATGTAGCTCAACGTCAGGATGAGCGTTATCAACTATATAATTAGGTATATCTACAATAGGATTATGAACAGTAACAGTATCTATAAAAGTCGTAACTTTTTCAACTTCAACATGATCATCCCTATGTTCAGGGAGATTAGACATCAAAGTATCTTCGATCTCCCCTACAGCCCCACTCTGAGGCTTAAAATTTTTTGTATTCTTACGTATTCTTTTTATTCTAGCCCTATGAGCATCTTTTTCAGATGATTGAGGGATCATTTTTAAAATAGAAGAAATGTTTCCAGTGTTTATATTTTCGAACATATTGTTAACACTAAATTCAATACATTCGTCATTGAGTAGTTTAACAACTTCACGGTTGGACCCTTCATAATCTACTACTAATTTCTGCTCTTTATCAGAAATAGCAAAATAATTAGGAAGTTTATAATGGTCGGGGTATATTAATTCGCCTGCATATTGATAAGTAAATAACATATCATCACGATATGCATAACCATATTCTCGAAGCACTTTCATATACTTCAAAAACAAACTTCTAAATCTTTCAAATTCCAACTTACCATAATTAGACAAAAAATACAAAGTTTGATTGAATCTATTAACTTGATCCAGAACATTCTCCGGATCCGACATACTCCAACGAGCAATTTCACTAACAGTTTCCATATCTAGCAAAGCAATATATTTATTTAAAACAACTTTATCGTTAACCTTATTTTTAACAAATTCGATTTTATTTTTTAAAAAACTCAATTCAGTTCTATCATAATGAGGTTTCACAACAGTACTTTTATCAGGACTAGTATAAGTAACACCTAAACTTTTCATAAGTTCGGTATAATTGAACATATTAATATATTTAGCTATCGCATCATGTAATGCAATTAAATTATCATCACCAAAAAACTTAGCTTTTACGTAATCATGAAAATTCTTTAAATTGTAAGGTGTCAAACGTATATAAGCTAACCTTATAAAAAACATATTAGCTATACTATTAATTATAGTCGTAAGAGCACACCCTGAAGGATTACCTTGATTAAATACATACACAATATCATTGTTAATATGTAAACCATTAAAACAGGCTAGAATCAAAGTTCTACGAATCACACTAAATTCGTCATTATACCAAGCATTTATTACATCCGCAACAAATTCACCAATTTGATGACACAATGAAGCATCATAATTACTATAGTCACCATTCAAATACTTATCAAATAATAATAAGTTACGCATCATTAAGTCCCACTCACTAGAACATGGATTAATACCTATAGCAACTTCACCGTCTAAATAAGTCGTATGCATAAAAGATATAAAATCTCCACAATATTTTCGTGTCAGAAGACTAAGGTCCATAGGACCAATCTGAAATAATCTAGTCTTACCCTGAACTACTTTCTGTATAGGACGTAATTCATCTTTCAAACAATCAACGAAATAGGTTTGCACACATTCACCTAAAGCGGCGTATTTTTCTCGAACTTCAAGATCTCTACGCAAGCTATCCTTTAAAGAATAAATAATCTTGCCACTAGCTAACGTATCTCTATCAAACCAAGGTTTTTTACCTTCACTACTATGATATAATGTATAAGGAAAACCAGGAGAAGTTGTTGTATCTATAGGATTTAAATGCTCGTTGCCATTGATCATTTCAAAATCATTCAAAACACTTCGTCTACTAACAGGACTAGTCCAAGAATTTATCGAATCAATAACATGTTCCAAAATCAGATCATACTCCATCTTAGAAACTGGAGCACTAAGTCCCCCTATTTTATGCAAGGCATTATACATAGGAGAATGTATCCCATCCTCATCAGTAAAACGAGCCAACTTAGCAGGCTCATGTTTATGAGGACCAAGATCTTGCTCCATAGCGTCAAAAACTAGACTCTTTCTAATCTTAGTCTTGGTATTCAACGTTCTTTTAATATTAACGATCTTACCATTAATCTCAACCCTAGGTGTAACACCTACATAATTTAAATTCAAAGGTTCAAACTCTCTCAGATAACTCTGAGATACAGGATCGTCAACAACTTGAACATAATCCATCTGCGGTTGAATAACGATATTTTGTTTCTTATCTCGAAAATATAATAAAACATCTTCGATATCTTCTTTAAATATAGGAATAGAAACTCCTTTATGCATTTTAACACTACCTGCAACATGCATACCAAGGATCTTACCTTGGACAGCATTATCAGTATGCATCAACAACATACCACAATCACCTGCTAAAGTACTTGCAATATACATATAATGATACGGTAATTCAACATTCTCCTCTTTTACAGGAAGATTATGTATTGGATCACGTGTCTTTGGTAGATCATAACTAAGAGGTACTGTCCACAATTCAACATTATTGACATTATATTGAACAGTATTAACACCACTATCTATCTCTCTAGACCTACAACCATACAAGTATACATTACTAAGTGAAGGTTGTTCTTCAACCGAAGTGAAAAACTTCGTAAGATTACGACCACATTCTGTTGTAGCTATATGCAAAAATATCACATCAGTACAATGACTACTCGACTCAAGATCTAAAGGATCTAACTCCGTAATTAGATCAAAGTCTATATCAACAAATTTATCATAAGGATATGTTAAACGCACCCAAAATTTATCACCTTTGTCTAAATATATATCTATATAAGATTTTAGGCGATACCAAAAATGTTTAGGACACATAAAAACTTGTCCACCAATTTTCATCAAACTTTGATAAAGTGGTAATACTACTTTTTTACTATCTTTTTCAACAACCAAAGTAGCTCTACACGTAGCATTCCTCAATAAAACTTCAATGTCTCTATTAGAATCATTGTAAGTTTGTGGATCAACGATATTTATTTCACCTTTTTTATTTTGTTGTTTATTAACATTTTTACGTATACGCTTAATTTTAGCTCTACTCTTATCATGTTCACTAGTCAAAGCAGTAATACTATTTTCTATATTACTACTTTCAGAACGTTTACTATTTAATTTATAAACAGTAAATATCAAAGCAACTATAGATGAAACTCCAACAAATATACACCATTTAGGATGATTCTTTAAAAAATCTAAAGTCACTTTCTTACATTTATCGTAAGCTTCCTTACATTTACGTATAATTTTTTCATAGATGGGCTCTTTAATATAGAGCTCGTTTTGTAATTCTACTAAACCATCTTCTGTAATGACACTAAGATGCTCAAGAGAATAAGGTTCAAAACCAATAAAATTTAAATCCTTTTCATATTCAAAATATTTTTGCAATATTACTTCTGAATCATCTTCCGAACTAGAACCAACCTTTTTAGAAAGTCCCTTCTTATTAACCTGTAAATGAACAGGAATATATCTATCCATACCACTTTGACACTCTTCTTCTGACTCTGAATCATATAATTTTTTATTAATACTAGGCATAAAATCTTCCATACCACTCTGAGGATATATATCCTTCATAGCAGAAAATAAAGCATCTTTAAATTCATTACTAATCTTAAAGTGTTCTTTAGCACTATCGACTATATAATCCATTCCTTCAGAAAAATTCATTGTAAACATATGGATACCAGTAGACGGACAAGTAAAACGGAGCTCGTAAAGATCCTTAGGAATAACCTTAAATATAGGTTTGTCACCCTCACAGAATGTTATATTATCTTTACATAGCTTCAAATTAATAGGGTTTGGACCCTCTTGTCTATATTTTTTCATCAAAACTAATTCTACAACAATATTACGTCTCGAATAAATATGTTTACCTTGCGATAAACATTTATCAGCTGTAAATTTAGTACCCACAATATCTGATTGAGCGTTACTAACAACTAACTCAGATGAAAAATAACTTTTACCTTTATCTCCAAAAGCCTTATTAAGCTCAAAAGGATTATCATCTATAACATCTGTTATTTCTCTAATAGCTGTATACATTAACTGTTCATCAGAATAAGTCTGAAATAAATCGTTATAAACAACAGTGGGCTGACTGTGATAGCTTTCCCAAAATTCACTACCGCAATTTCTAAAATTACAATAATTATAAGGATCTTGGTACTTAACACAAATACCTAACTCAAAAGCTAGGGTATTTATGAGCCAAGGTTGAAACGTCGCAGTCTTACCTATTCGAGGTTCACCATGAATATAAACCCAAAAGGGTTTATTTCTACGAGCCGTTGTATTTTTCTTAAAATAATCTGGAAGATTATTAAAAGCTTTTTCGACATCTAAGCGCATAGCTTTAATATATGGTAGAACAATAAATCTATCTTTAACAGAAGATTTACTTAATTTCTTAGTCAATTTAACTTCATAATCCATTAGATCATTATAAAGTTGTCTAACAAAACCAGCTTTAAACATATCATTTTTACTCTGTTCAGCATAATCATTTTTCTTAAAAGCTCTAAATCGTTCTAAATAATCATCAATATTATCAGCCTTCAAAAACTCGGGCAAATAACCGTAATACTCCAAAACATAATCTCCAATTATTTCAACACTAAAAGATATAGCCTTACCAAAATATTCAACTAAAGACGATGCATTCTTTACAATGGCACTAAATGCCGAAACCTTTTTCATACTCATTTTCAATTGTTCAAAAACTGGCTTCGGAATATCTCCAAATATACCACCAATTGTAATCTTAATAATATCAAATATAGATTGTACAAAACTACTATCTCCAGTCTGTGCTGAAAAATCTTTAAAACGATCTCTAAAATTAGCTAAATCAAACTGTTCGATAACTCCATGAACCTTAGAATTTAAATAAACTATAATCCCCTGAACTGCTAGAACCAGGTTGTCAATCAAATATTGACAATTGGCGGATACTATATCCGTCAAAATTAAGCTACTCAAAGCTAAAATATTCGTTAAAGTCTGATTTGCCTTTTGAGAAATCAAATATGCAAAACTAATTAATTTAATAACCATATTTATAAAAGAATTATCAAAATTAGAAAATGTGGATTTAACAGACTTAGCTAAATCAGTTATAAAATCACAACCTTCTTCTAATCTATTAGTAATTTTCGTGATCTTATTCAAAGTAGGACAAAAACCATCAATCTTATTAATAACGTTTTCAGCGTTACTAACACAAACTTTAACATCATCAGCTACACCATCAACTTTTCTTATTAATGGTGGAGCTTCAGACGTAATTCTATCTACATCTCCTGAAACTCGATCTAACAAGTCATTCAATTTATTACCGGCAGAAAAAATAGCTGACTGTGCAATAAAAGAATATTTATCAATACGATCTAAATTACGATCCATATACTTCTTTTTATTAATTTGTTTATCATTTAACAAATTCATACTAACTACAAAATTATTTTTAAAAAAACAATCCCGTAATTTACTAAAATCACGGCGACTATTAGTCATATATGTATAAACAAAATTATCTCCACTATCCTTAATAATACGCAGTAATAACTTATGGACTTCGCCTTTACTTAAAAAAGGAAGCACTTTAAACAATTGGGGTATATTAACCCTACCATTACTAAAGATATCATCATATGAGAACTTTTTCGAATCAAGTTGTAAATCTCTAATTTTTTGTACACCAATTTCAGTATTCAATGCCTTAGATTTAACTTGGGCACGTATTTGATTAGGAACTAATACACCGCATCTTTTACATGTACTCAAATAAAATTTTTCATATTCTTTATTTAGATCCAATATAATATCAGGATCTAAATCAATTCTACGAATAATATTTCGTAATTTCAAAATATCATCGCATTTTGAATAATCAAGAGCAAAATTCATTAAATCATAACGATTACCTTTACCATGCTTCTTAATACTCTCATTTCCAACTTGACATTGGAAACTATTACAACTTCCTTTATATTTAAAAGCTAAAGGATAAGCTTTGGCTCCAATTTTACCAGAACTGGAAAGGGGGTTACTTGGTAGCTCGACCAGGATATTATTTGACCTCCCGGTTTTGCCCCCCCAAGTAAGAGGGACAGATTTGGACACCCAGTTTAGCTGGTCCTGGGAAACAGCGGAAAAAATACTTAACGTAT